TTCGTTGGTGTTCTTGTAGAAGACATCGTGATTACCGACGATAACATCAATTTCAATACCTCTACCATAAAGAGGATCAAAAAAATACTTCCTACAATTACTGAGAGTGAGATAATTAATATACTTACGACGATCGAACATATCGCCAAGATGAATAACGCTGCGTACATCTCGCTCGTCGAGTGTTCTGATGAAAGTGTCTTTGTAGAATTTCTCAAAATGTTTATCGAATGCTGCATGGTCCCCTCTTGCCCCAAAGTGGGTGTCTGTTATCAATGCTATTTTCATTATTCCTCAATGAATTTATCAATACCAATCTTTTCCTGTGGTTTACGTTTCTTTTCTAAGTTTTCTTCGAATGATTTGACAAAGTCACTCATCTTCTCGTTATCAAACATATTAGTCATCACAACACCTTCACTATCATCACCATCCTGTAAATTAAATAACTCATCAGCAATAGAGGACTGCATATACACTTGGTGTTTGATGTAGAGGTGCTTCTTCTCTTTCTGTATCCTTCTTAGGAATGCAAAGTATATGATCTGTGTAAAGTATGCAAAAGGATTGGTAGACTTTTCTGGATCAAAATTATCAATATACATGATACAGTTTTCAATACCGTCTGCAATCATTTCATCTTTATATGAGTAGTTAATAAAGTTTGGTTTGGTTGCTAAACGGTTTGCAATGAGAAGTATACATTCACCAAGATAGTTTGGTAGTATTGGTTTAGGCTTACCTTCAGCAACAGCAGCTTTAACAGTCTCCTTATGCTTCTTTATTGCTTCATAAAAAGTTTTATTATCAATGTAGTTTGTAGCCATATTAATGCATCTTATTGTTAGGATTCAGTTTTTCAAGCATCGCAGCAAGCATATCAGCAGAGCTCTCTTGATCTAGTGCTTCTAGTTTAACGATGTTATCTAGTTCATCATCAATACTCTCGTCTACCTCAGTGATATATGTTTCTAGAGTTGATGTGTAGTAGCTAGCCATGGATGATCTTGCATCCATTACGTGGAGTAGGTGGTCTCTATTAAATGCAATCTGCCTCTTATCTGCAAAGGGCATATATCTTAATAAGCCAATTATTGGTCTATCGTTACTGGGAGAGAAAATATAGTTAATCGTAAAGGGGTTATCAACAATCACTTCTTTATTAGTTTCGTGAGCAAATGTTCCTATAATCTCTACGTTATTTTGAAGTTTTATTATTTTTACCATTTCATCCCTTGAGGTCTATTGAAAATGTTTTGTATTCAAACTTCTCTTCATTATATATCTTGATACGTTCAACAAAATGATTCAGAGTAAAATTACGTCTTTGTTTCCACTGTAGATCATCAGCTATGTCGATAAGGACGGCTTTATCCTTTCTACTTCCCTTTCGTAGTCCACGTCCGATGGATTGGAGATTTCTAATTCGTGACTTTGAAGGTGAAGCGAAAATGATATTGTGCAGGTTCGTAATGTTGACACCAGTAGAAAAAGTACCGTAAGAAGCAACAATAATCGAATCAGTTTCCAATTCCACAGCTCTTCTAATAGCATCTCTATCCTCACCAGACATCGTACCAGAAACGAAGTAGACTTTTCTATCACCTGCCTTATCCTTAATAAGATCGTATATTGCTTTTCCATGTTTGTCAACATATTGATATAAAATTAATGTATTGCCTTTAAGAGTCAGGGCTAGATTGCGTATAAACTTATTTCTAGGAGTATGATTAATTAAGAACTCAATCTCATTCCTATACGGTGCAGCTTTGTTCAAGTTCCTGTAGTAATCATCGTACTTGAGCATCACAGCCTTAATCTTAAACTCAGATAGGTACTTCTGCTCAATCAATTCTGCTGTGGTGATTACTTTCTTTACAGTACCAAATAATCCTTCAAGTACTAGCTTATGTGTTTGAGAGCCATCTAGCGTACCTGTAAAGCCAAACCTATACTTGCAGTCCATTAGGTTCTGCATAATTGTTGTAAGGGACTTAGCTTTAAATAAATGAGCCTCATCCCCAATCACAACATCAAACTGTTGAAACCATTTACGAGGTTGAGTGTATATTGATTGCCATGTTGATATGTATATTTGCTTATCAGTGTCTTTCTCCTGACCAGAGAATATCTGATGACAGTGTGATTCAGAATCAAACCCATACTCTTCGAAGTCGCCGTACATTTGATGTACTAAAGTAGTAGTTGGTACAATCAGTAGAGTCTTTAATCCATAGTATCTACAGATCAAGTAAATCATTAACGACTTACCAGATGCTGTAGGAGATAGTAGCAACGCTCTTCTTTTTCTTATTGCATAGAGGAACGTTGATAACTGATAGTCCCTTGGTTCTTTCGTGAGCTTGATATTCTTAAAGAAATCATCAAGATCTATCTCACCTGTATCATCCTCGAAATCCGATAATAACTCAACGGGGTAGTTGTTTTGATTTGCAAAATCTTTGATATATTCTATCAGGCCAGCATATATGTGATGAGTGCCAGAGTTGAATAATCGAATCTTACCGTCCCATCTTTTATTTTTAACAGAAGGAATAAAACGAGCACCGGGTACTTCAAATGTAAAATAGTTACTCAGTTCCTGAGCAATACTATCTTCACAGTGTACCTTAACATAGGTCTCATTGTATCGTTCTATTTGTATCATAAGCCCATTTTAAACTTTTCCCACTCTACAGCGTTCTTAATTAGATAGCCACGATTGTTGAGAGTACGGATAATGTTTTCGATAATTTCGATCTTATCTTCTGTAAGTGTAATTCTTTGTTGTATTGTTTGCAGGTCTTCATCAGATTCCAAGTACATTGGAATATCTGATTTGAGTATCTTTAGTGGTTGCGGATCCCACTTGTATTCTTTAAGATATTCTTCAGGTAGAATACCCTGATAATATTGATGCTTGAGTTTATATAGCTTCTTGAAATCACCATTCAGCTTCGTATGCAAAGCCTTGGCCATGTAGAATTCTTTTAAATACTTAGAGTGTAGCTGAGGAATACGGAGAGACTCTTTGCCAAGCTCGGTCTTATCAATCTCACTATCCTTTTCCCATTCAACTATTAGATCATCTGTTTTCATACAGTCCTCCGATAATGAACTGTATTGTACAGCAATGAAAGCTATAAGTCAACTATACTCTGTTTATAGTGTAGTTTACATACTCAAAAGTTACTGATGATTCGAGATATGCAACGTCACTGGCTGTTGTAACAAAGTTCAACTCACCTAGCGATATAGGAAACGCATCTCTAAAAGTTACTTCTATGTTAGGATTCTTTGAACTTGTCATAACCATTAACTTAACATCAGAGCGGATTGCAGCTGTTGGATCTGACTTTAGACTATTATCTATAGAGTAGGTCTTACCATGCTCACCAGGGGTCAGTGTAGCAGGACCAGCAATACTGTATATCCAGTTCCATATTTCCATGTAGTTAGTTAGATCTTCATCCACCATAAAAGATACACTGAGAGGAGAGTAATTTAAATGGTCTCCAGGTAGTGGGATCTTTACGAATGGTGTTTGATAGTCCACGGAGCCAACAAACGTAAGGCCTGGTATAGAGGCTGTTTGAAGGAAGTAGTTAAGCATAGGAGCTCTTTGCAGAACTAACCTAAAGTTATTGGGGGATAGAAAGTTTCTATTTGTTGGGGTGTTTTGAAGGGCGCTCATAGTATATCCTTTTTTACTATTTATCCAAACAAAAAGAGAGGACCCGAAGGTCCTCTCAAAATTACTGCTATGTTATATTGTAATTTTTATATTCAAATTACATTAGATTGTCGATCAGGACTCTGCGATAGTAAACGTTGCTATCTTTTGTGAGAGCGCCTGAACCAGCTGTAGAACCTTCTGCGAATGGGTTTGCAACCATTCCGTAACGGGTCTTGAAGCCAATCTTTGGTTGGAAGCTGTCAGGATCAACAGCACGAACCATCTGTAAAGGAACATATGGGCAGTAGAACAAGCCAGCGTCGAATGCAGAAGCACCCTTATAGCCAACTACCAAGTAGTTACCTGTTGCATATGGATCGATATAAACACGGATACGACCGTTCAATACGCCAGCAAAAGTATTGCCAGTGTCATCAACATTCAAGTTGTTGCTATTTAAAGCAGGAGCGTAATCAAGAACACCAGCCATCTGAAGTGCAGAAGCAACGTCAGAAGAACAGATGATCATGTTACCTTTACCACGACGAGTAGCCTTGGCGATTTGGTTAGCTTCACGCTCAACTTGGAACATTAAGCCCTTGAACTTCTCAACAGACCAACGGCCGTTTGAGTCAGTATCTAAGTCGAAACGACCAACTGTTGTTGTGTTTTCTGAAGCACCTCTGGTAGCTGTAACGTTGATTGTACGAACAACTTCACGGTTGATCTCAGCAAGGATCTCAGCCGATAAAATGTTTGACAATTCTGTTTCAGCGTCAAGACCGTGGATTGCTTTCAAGTCTTGTGCGAGTTCCATTGAGTACTCAGCCTTTAAAGCACGGGACTTAGCTGTTACAGTTACTTTCTCGATTGAGAAAGCCATTTCAGCAAATGCTACGTTACTTGCAGTTCCTAAACCTTCTGCTTGAGCAGTAGACATACCAGAACCGAAGTTATAGATACCAGCTTCTGCAACGTTAGCAGTACCAGTTGTTGTGTTACCAGGAACACCACCAACATGCTTCTGACCCAATGTATTAGCACCGGTAACTACAGAAGAGAATGATGTGTTAACTTCATTGTAGAAGTTCTCAACACCACTGTTGGAGCTGTTGCTGTACTTGGAGCGCATTGCGAAGATCAAACCGGTAGGACCAGTCATTGGCTGAACGCCGCAGATGTCATAAGCGATAAGATTAGGCATTGCACGACGAACTAAAGAGATCAAAACTGGATCGAAAGTATCGATATCAGCGCCGGTCTGGTTAGCAGGTGCAGCTTCTGTTAAAGTTTGTGGAACATATTGATTAGCTTCGCGAAGTGCTCTTTCTGTGTTCTCGAGAACAACAGCTGTTACGCTTCTACGATGCTGGTCTTTAAT